CGTTCAAGTCAGTCACTCCCGGTTTGCGTTTGCGTGTCATTCGGCAGGCGGTGGCGGTTCAGGGGCGGGCTCTGGCGTTGGTTCCTCCGGGGGCGGTGCTTCCACCAGCGTCGCCCCTTCCGGTATCTCGTCGCCCTCGTTGTAGGCCCGCTGCTCGCCATCCGCCATCATCAGGAACGTGCCCGGCGTCGCTGCCGTGTTCGTGATGTTGGAATTGATTTCCATCGTGGCGTTGAGCGTCTGCACGGTATTCGGCCCGCCGCCGGCCTGCTGGGCCTGCATGACCAGCCCGTACATCAGGCGCGTGCTGTTGAGCGCGCCGACGCCCGGACCCTTGTCGTTCAGTTCGACCTTGAAGGCGTAATTTTTAACGTCCTGAGACGCCGTAAGCACCCTGATCTGGCCGGGGTCAAGCACATCGGTGGCGAACACGTTCGCCATGCTGCCGGCATTGTCGGTGCCCTTCTGCTTCTTGGTGCGGCCTTCACCGATCAGGTCGGTGTTGATCAGTTGGGCACTGTCGCCGTAGCTGCCCATCTGCGTCCATTTCTTGACCTCCACCCACGCGACGCCGGAATAGTCGGCGGCCACGGCGTCAACAGCAAGCTCGGTGAAGGGCAGGTTGCTTATCCAGAACTTGCAACCGGCAACCGGATAGAGCGGCATAGCGGACCTCCGTTATGTCGCAGCAGTGGCGACAATGTTTGAGTTGATTTCCACGGTCATGTTCAAGGTCTGCACGGTATTCGGCCCGCCGCCGGCTTCCTGTGCCTGCATGACCAGCCCGTACATCAGGCGCGTACTGTTGACGCCCGGACCAGTAATCTTGTCATTCAACTCAACCTTGAAGGCATAGTTTGAAATACTCGCCGCCGCTGTGATAGCCTTCAGTTGGCCCGTGTCAGTATTCGCTAGGGCGAAGACATTCGCCATCGTCCCGGCGTTCTTGGTGCCCTTCTGCTTCTTCGTGCGGCCCTCGCCGATCAGGTCGGTGGTAATCAACTGGGCTGTGTCACCGTATGAACCCATCTGGGTCCACGACTTCATTTCCAGCCAGACCACCGCCGAGTAATCACCCACGACGGCATCGACTGCAAGCTCGGTAAACGGGTTGGTGCTGATGAAGAACTTGCACCCTGCGACGGGGTAAAGCGGCATGGTGGTGCCCTCCGGTTATACCGCCGCGATAGCGACGATATTGGAATTGATTTCGATGGTGACGTTCAAGGTTTGCACGGTATTCGGCCCACCCCCCGCTTCTTGGGCCGACATCACAAGCCCATAGAATTCCCGCAAGCTGTTGTTCACCTGCGCGCCGGCCTTGTCGTTCAGTTCGACCTTGAAGGCGTAATTCGAAATGCTGGCCGCCGCCGTGATGGCCTTTAGCTGGCCAGCATCGGTGTTCGCCAAGGCGAAGACGTTGGCCATGGTGCCAGCGTTCTTCGTCCCTTTCTGTTTCTTCGTGCGACCTTCACCGATCAGGTCGGTGGTGATTAGCTGGGCGGTGTCGCCGTAGCTGCCCATCTGTGTCCACGACTTCATTTCTATCCACGTCTGAGACGTGAAGTCGGCGGCAACAGCATCCTGCGCCAGTTCAACGAAGGGGTTGGTGCCGATGAAGAATTTGCAGCCAGCAACCGGGTATAGAGGCATCTGAGGGCTCCTTTCACTATACCGATATGGTTTCGAACGGCACAGTCACCGGGGTTCGCCAGCGGTCACCGTCAACGTATCCCCCGGCCACTCTAGGTCGCGCTGTGATGCGCACGCGGGTGCTGCCAGAGGTCAGCACCTTTGCCTGAAAATGCGCTGCTATCGTCCCGCCCATCTCTTGCGGGTAAAGCTCGCCGACATCCAGCGGACACATGACGGCAAGGCTGAAGATGCCGGTGTGCCGGTTCTGCTCGGTCGCGGTGATGGTAATCGTTTCGGGTGTTCCGGGGGAGTACGCGACGAGGATATATTCGTCGTCCTTGTACTCGCCCCGCTTCGGGTACTGGATGTTCGACCACACGATTTTGCGACCACCGGGCATGACGTTCAGATGCCCGATGAGGGCTTCCATGATGCGTCCCTCTATGGTCGTCGCTACCATCAGGCCAACCTCGCGGCCAGCCGCTGCTGGTTCTGCGCGACGATCTGCGGCCACTGCTCTACCGCGTGTTCCACGAAATGCCGGCCCGGCTGATTGTAGCTGCGGCCCAAGCTGTCGGTGCCCGTGAAGCCGTAGTTCTGGCGCGCGGCATAGATCGCGATGAAGCCGAAGCTGATGGGCGCACCCATCGACCAGCCGGCGATCAGCGCCTCTATGGCCGCTGCGTTGCCGGTCTGCGGCGGGCTGGTCTTGCCATCGGCGGTGGGGTCCATCGGGGGCACCGAGGCCCCATGGACACCGACCAGCGAATTTTGCAGGAAAGAGGTGTCTACAGGCATGTTTCCGCCCGCCGACACTGGCACCTTCATCAGACGGACGACCTCCTGCACGCTCTCCTTGACAATGGCTTCGATAAAAGCCGGTGTCGCCACCGTCCATGCTTCGACCTGTGCCGTGAAGGTGGTCGTCATAGCATGACCTCCTTCTTGCTCTTCGCGTAGCGCACCGCCGCCGTGATGTAATCGATCTTGTATTCGGCGTGGCAGCGGCAGTTGATGACATCCTCCGGGAGGGCACCCATGGTGCGGTCGCCGGGGTGCATCATCTTCGCCCCTGTCTCGGGCGAGATGAACGGGGCTTGGTAGGCCACCTTCTTGCCGTGCAGGATGTAATGGCTGCGCCGCTCGCGCCCGTCGCGATTGGTGCGCCAGATTTTCATCACGTCGCGTTCCTGCACCTTGCCGGTTTCGATCATCTGCCGGATGCTCTCGGCTTGGCCCGCGTGCAGGGAAAGTATCGTCTCGGTGCGTGCGATGTTCTCGCCACGCAGTTGCAGCAAGCTGTCGGAATAGCGCCCGACCATCTTCACCACGTCTTCGGCCTTCAGCGCCGTGCCGCTGGCGAGCGCCCGCAGCACCTTGGCATCGAAGCGCGCATCGCGGCGCTCGCGCGTGAGGTAGTTCTGAAGCAGCGCCGGGTCGCCTGAGAGAAGCTCCAGCTTGGCGTTCATGACGTATTTCGCCATCGAAGGCGTCAACCCTACTAGGCCACCTTCTCGCCTTCCCGTGCGGGCGCTGACGCGGCCCACGATGTCCAGCGCCGTGGTGCGCGGGCCTTGGCCGCGCGAAATGCCAATTGAGAGGGTTTCGCGCACGGCCTTGCGCGCCGTGGTTGAGAGATTGACGACCAGCTTGCTGCTTTCCGTCCGCAACCATTCCTCAGCCGGGGGAGATCGCACGTTGAAGCGGAAGACGATGCGGGTGCCGGTCAGCGGGTCGCGCGCCATGCGCGCCGCCTCAGCGGTCAGCACGGCGGCATACTTGAACACGTCGCCCACGGCGTCGGCCACCCCGGAAAAGACCACCGGGTCAAGGTTGAGCATCGACAGCGCGTGTTCGATGTTGCCGGTCGCGATGGCGTCTTCCAGCGACTTGACCACCGTCTCGTCGGTGATGTCGTCAATGGCATCAAGGAACGCCGCCTTAACCTGCGGCTCCATCTGGTCGATAAGTTCTTGCAGGCTGGTGGGTATCGCCATCTACGACCTCAACACCAGCTTATAGACGATGATGACGCCCGCTTCGGGCACCCGCAGCACCTTCTGGATGATGGTCGGCTCGCCGTCGATGTAGAGCTTGTCCGAGACGTGCGGGATGACGCCCGCCGGCAGGTCAAGCGCGGGCAGGATGGCCAGCCTGTCGGTGGCCAGCACGGTCATGCCATCGACCAGCTTGCGGTCAATCGGCTGCACCACGCCCTTGACGTAGACGCTCTGAACCTGCGGGGTATCGCCGGGGTCCCACGGGACGCCGCCGACCGCCGTGTTCCATTCCAGCGCGAGCAAGCCCTGCTGGAACTCGCCGATGATGTCATTGGCGATCTGGGCCATGTCTTGGTAGAAAGCGGCGCTCATGCGCGTTTCAGCCACTTGGTTATGCTGCGGCCCTGCGCGCCGCCCGCAGCGCCGCCCAGCAGGCACGCCAGCATGTTGTCCACCACGGTGAGCGTCGGCACCTGACCGGCCACCACGTTGCCGTCCTTGCCCGTGGCGTAGGTGACCGACACCGCACCGCTGACACTGACCGAGGTCTTGACCTGCCCGGCCACGACATCCGGCGAAAGCGAGTTGGGCACCGCCAGTTCGCGCAGCGTGCCTTCGTAGGTGGCCCGTTCGATTTCCGCCGGCACCTCATCGACGGGTATCGTCTGGCCCTTACAATCGACGGCCCCTGTGCGGGGCCATCCAAGTTCCTGTGCGCGACCACCGGTCGGGGTGCCGGGGTAGCGCGACCCATAAGTATTGTCTAACCAAAGCGTGGCCCGCTCAAGCGCCGGGTCTACCGCACCCGCACTCGGGGTGTACCCCATGCGGATGCAGTAGGCTTCGAAGTTCTCTTCGGTGCCGTAGTGGGCCATCGCCTATTTCTTCGTGTCCTTGTCCGCCGGCTTGTTGGACGGCGGGGCCACTGCCGTGGTCTTGGGCACCACCTTCTCGCCGGGCATCGATCTGGTGGCGTTGCCCTTCACGCCCGCGCCCTCGCCCGCTGCCGGAAGCTTCGTGCGCTTGGTCGTGCGCTTCTTGGCCTTGGTCTTGGTCTTGGGGGCGTCGCCACAGTCGCCGTCGTCGTCCTCTTCGACCTCTTCATAATCCGTCCACGCGGCCTGCTCTTCCTCAGCCGCTTCGACCTCTTCTGCGGTCGGGCCTTCGCCGTCTACGCTGACCTTGTGCGCCATGTTCTCGGACGCGGGGGCCTTGGTCGGGATGCGCTCATGCAGACGCTCAAGGGTCGATTTGGGCTCGCCCTGCGGGTCTTCGATGTGGCGACG